ACTGAAAAAATTAGGTTGTATAATGTAGGCGAAATATCCAAACTTCAAGGCAAAGAATTTTATAAAGCTAAAATAGGAATTGAGGTAAAAATATGAAGCAAGCAATAGCAATAGCTGCATGTAGCTTATTTTGCTTTACGTCAGGACTGTATCTTGGTGTACAAAAAGCAAATGATCGTGTAGCAGAATTAGGTGAACAATACAAGAAGACTGATGAAAAAGTCGCAGTGTTTACAGACTTAAACAACCCAAAAACAATACAGAGCTATGTCACACAGTTGAGAAAAATACTAGATGATATTACATTCCTGGGTAAACTTATAGAATCTGGTCAGATTGCAGATGAAGCATTAGCACAAATGAAAAAAGATATAGATGCAAAATTAAATATAATGGTAACGATAGATGATTTTGCATCATCAGTTAACTTTACACAAACACGAATGGCACAAATTGGTGTAGACCTTGACGATCTATACGATATTACAGAAGACATAGATGACAAGGCTGATAAGTCTGATAAGAAGATTAATAAACAATTAGATGTTATTCAAAAAGAACTAGATGAAGTCAAAGATCTTCTTAAAACATTTAATAAAAAGAAATTCTTTCACACACACAAATGAGACAAGCAACGTTTAAATCACTATGGGTAGCAGTTAAAGATTTGTTATATACAATATTTAGCAGCTTATATACTGGAGTGTTGGATACTGATGTAAAACTTGACGTAGACTTAAAAGAAGAAGATGTAGAAATGCCAGACCCTGACGAGCACTTGGGAATATAACATGAGTAAAATAGTAAAAAAAGAAGATGGTGGAATAGTATGCGATCACTTCATTGATGATCCTATAGTAATGTATTCAACAGGTAAACTAGAATACACACAAGAATCTGAAATATTTATTGGTGAAATAAAAGATCCCGAAATGGATAAGCTGCTTATTGAAGATATAGAAGCGCAGGGAGATAGGCAAAATCATGGAAGCAATGTAAAAGCACAAATGACTCAGTGGTACAGAGGAAAGATACCAGGTTATAGAAAGTTAGCACAGATAGTTTTATCATGTGCTATTGATGCGATGTCACCAAACTTTGAGAATCCTGTGATGTCTGACATGTGGGGTACAAAATATCTGTCTGGTGAAGAGGCAATACAACATCATCACTATCCTGCTGCACTTTCTTTTTGTTATTACATTACAGCGGACAAAGATCATCCAGGAATACATTTTCCAGGTTTCAATAGAAGATATGACATATTTCCTGGAATGTTGATATTATTTCCAGGTTGGGCACAACACTTTGTGCCTTCACAAAAATTTAAAAATCCACGATATATCTGTGCTGGAAATATGCATCATAACATTAACAAAGATATGTTGTTTACAGTAGGAGTTCCAAAATGAACTTAGAATATAATCTATTCACAAAACTTATAACGTACTTAGTGTTCGGAAACATTATGGCGTGGTACCAATTACAGGGACAGTTTCTAAGCAATCCATTTTTTAAGCAGCTATTTTCAAAAGATTTAGCTGTTGTAGTTTTAGGCCTTCCGATCGGGTGGCTTTTTTGGAGATCAGCAACACTATCATATGAAATTTTTGGTGGAGTTTGGAATGTTAGACTTATTGGATTTGGTGTAGGCACACTTGTATTTGGAATAATGACAATGTTAATTTTAAAAGAGTTGCCGTCTTGGCATACTGTAATATCAATCGTATTAGCTGCAGCAATTATCATGTTACAGCTGGCAAACATAAAGTAAGGAGTAGTTTTGGAATATAATAAATTATCAGGATATGATAAGTTCATACTGTTAACAGAGCAAGCAAGAGGGTTAAGTGCATCTTTAACAACTTATTTAGAATTTCAGAAGGTAGAGAAGATTTTAGAACTCTGTTCAAGGAGTGATGCTTCTACTATTTACTGGGATGGCAAAGATGTAGAAAAGCCTATTAAGCGAGGCGAAGCAGAAAAAATCATGACAAAATTAGAAAAGAATAAATTTGACCGCGGTGTGTTTATTGTAGCTAGACGCATGAATGTTGAATTAAGAGTATGACAAAATGTCATACGTCAAAACCAATTAAAATAAAAAGGATGTCATTATGACATACGGAGAGGTTTGGCACACTTTTTTCTCTATACTATATGAGAACGCTAAATGGTTAGGTTCTCAAGTTAGTTCATAAGAATAACATAAGGAGAAAAATAATGAGCTTAGTAAAATACACCAGTTTTCCTGGAATATCAAGAGACAATTTCTTAACACCATTCGATAAACTGTTTGACAGTATGTTCGAAGAAACTTACCCTGAAGTGGCACAAACTGTAGGAGTTAATCCATTTTCAGGCGCTGCTTATCCGAAAGTAAATGTATACGAGTACGATGACAAAGTTGGTGTTATGGCAGAGATTCCTGGAATAGACAAGAAGAATATCAACATACATGTTGAAGAAGGTGTTCTCACGATTAAAGGGGATAAGCATGGTTTCGATGAAGACTCGAATGCTACAGTTCTTAGAAGAGAATTAAAACATTCTGCATTCGAAAGAAAGTTTACCCTTGGCGAGTTCCTTGACGGGGACAACATAAAAGCTAATTTTAAAGACGGGCTTCTCTCAATCGAGATACCAAAGATTGAGCCAGAGAAACCTAAAAAAACGTCGGTTAAAATAAGCTAGGTTACGATGAGCAACCGGATCATCAACGCTGGGGGTGTTATGTACTATGTGAAGGGTACACAAAGCATGGCCAGCGTTGATGTGAAGGGAATCGAATACTGGAAAAAATGCTGGAGATCAGATCACGTACTTAAGAATCATGATACATATTATTTCTGCAACGAGATACTTATAGCTGAACACCAAGACATCAAGGTGAATTAATCATGGAATTTATAAACTCTAAAATATTTCCTTATATTGTAGCAACTGCTGCTGGTGCTGTAGCATTCAGTGCAGCATTTTTCTCTGTATTCGGATTATCAAAATTATTTGCCGGCGCACAGACGAGTGTGGTGATCATGGCTGGAAGCCTTGAATTTGCTAAATTAGTAACTGCCTCGTTTCTTTACAGATACTGGAAGACGGTACCCGCGTTCTTGAGAACCTATTTACTCGTCGGCACAATTGTTCTTATTATGATAACTTCTGCTGGTATATTTGGCTATCTGTCAAATGCATATCAAGGAGCTACAACTGGATTCGAAAAGCAATCAACATCACTGATCTTCAAAGAAGACCAATTACAACAGGTGAAGGATGATCAGATTTTTCTAAAACAAGAAATGGAAGATGCTATTAAAGAATTGCCAGATAATTACAGAACAGCAAGAAAGAAACTTAGAGAAGATTATCAACCACAGATTAACGAACTAAACGTTAAATCGCTAGAATTAAAGCAAGAGATAGGTGATCTTAAGATTGCATTGGTTGAAACAGGTGTTGATGTCGGGCCAGCGATTTATTTAGCAAGGGTATTTAACACAGAAATAGACACAGTTGTAAAATTCTTTATATTCATATTAGTGTTTGTATTTGATCCACTAGCTGTATCACTAGTAATAGCAGCAAGCATGGCATTTGAATTAGCAGCTACACCTATTAGGCCGAAAGAAATAATTGATGGAGGTGTTTATGATGATCCAAAACCTAAAAATAAAAAGGGAATGAAATGGTGGGAATTCTACAAAGACAAAAGGGAACCAACTCCTGATGTTGAGGAACCTGAAATAATTGAAGAACAAGAACAGCCACCAGTTATTAAGTCAGCACCGGAGAAGGGTGCTGTGTTTCCAAACGAAAAAAAGTAAAAATAATCCTTTACTTTTACGCAGAAAATGTTTAGATTAGAGTATCAAATAAAGAGGTTATATTAATGGCAACTAAAAGAAGAAGAAAAGTTAAAAAGAGAGATTACAATCCAGATCTTGCGCAATCACTAGTTTGGACTATGTGTTCAAATGAAGGATGTGGCATAGAAGAAAAAGTTCCGGAAGGTGATGGTTTAACATGCTCAACATGCACACAGATGAAAGCAATAAGTTTACTTTCTGAAACAGAAAGAAAAAGTTTATTTGGGTCAGCTCAAACAAACAAAGGTTTATCCAGACCTAGAGGATGGAGATGGCTTGCAGAATTTGTTGATAGTGACGGCAATGTATTTGTTAAGGGCAAAGAAATGCCAGAACTAAAGGGAACACTTCCAGTAACAGATGTTGCAGCAATTAAAGCTAGACAAAAAGCAAATAAAGAAAAACGTAAAATTGCTGATAACAAGAATTTGTTAAAGATGGCAGCAGAAAAGAAGGAATTGAAAAAAGCAATTGAAGCTCAGAAAGATTTCTTAGATCATAAGGCAGGTAAGTAATGGATAGAAAAACACAGTTAAAGAACCAAAGCGATTTCTCAATCTATGGTGTATTTAGATTTACGGCATATCTCGTATCTTCTATCGCATTGTATATGGGTAACTTTCAAATAGCTGGAATAGCATTGGGCTTTGGTGCTACATTAGGTTTCATTCGTAGAATAGCAAGGATATGGGAATAATGACTAAAGCAAAATGGTTAGAAGAAAAAGTTATGTGTGATGAATGGGGTCGTCCGCCAAGTTTGGCTGATGTTCCTCTAACAATAATGAAAAGAAAAGATGCACTCATCGCACAGGGTGGTGACACAAAATCAATCAATGAGTTATACAAGGAGGTCATGAAAAATGGCAAAGAAAAGTAAAATAGAATGGAATGGGTATAAAAACTATACCTACTTAGAAGGCAGCGGAAAAGATGCAAAGCCTGTAAAATTTTTAGCACGTGATGATGAAGATGCACAGCTTTATATTAATAAGGTTGGAGCAACATCTTGGATGAAACCAACAGACTTAAAAAAAGTTAGTGCCTAAAAAGAAGGAATACTCCGACGCAGGAAAAGGAGATAAAAGTAGGGTTACTGACAAAGAGAAGTTTGATGAAAACTGGGAAAAGATTTTTGGCAAAAGACCTAACAGGAGAAAACCATGCTCGAAAATGTAATTAGAAAAGTATTAAAGAAGTATAAAGGCAAGCAGTTGAATTTAGACTCTTCTGCTGCAATTGAAAACATAACCACAGATCTTATGAAAGCAATAGTAAATGATTGCTACTATTTAAATCTTGGCGACTTCCCAAATAACAAGTATAGAGATGACTAAGAAGACTTATAAAGTAAACAGCGATTACAGTGTAGTAAAGTCTGCATATTCTGATATTAGCGGAGAGCTGGTTCAGAAAATGCTTCCTTTTGGATGGGGCCTTGATAAATACAAAGGACTTAGAAGAAGAGCTGTTTTAAGAATATGGGCTGGATCAAAAATGTATAAGTTTAAAGTAGCAATGTACAGCTCAACTAAGCAAAAATATTATTTGCATATAGTAAATGCTGAAGATGGCCCGTTTAATTTAAAGTTTTTTAGCACAAGAATATCTGTTATTGATAAGTCTACACATACAGAGATAACAGAGACTTTAGAGTTCACAACAAAAAATAAGTGGCTTGATAATATTTTAAGTCTATTTATTAACATACATTATACTATTAAGGGAATGAAGTATAAGCTGTTCTTTTTGAACAAGTAACGGAGCGATAAAATGAGAAAATCATGGCCAGAAGAAAGAAGTGAAATAGCCATTTGGCTAACAGGTTATCTGTCTATGTATAAAAAGTGGGTTGATAAGATACTCGATGATGATGATTCAGAAGTAACAAAGACTAAGATACTGACTTTGCTCACTGACTGGATTAAACAATTAGAAGAAATGAAAATTAACATAATAAAGATGTCAGATAAATTACCTGAACACCAACACAACGATAGTGATATTTAATAATATGAAGTTTAAGAAACACATTCAAGAAGTCTCCAGCAATACAGGTGGATATTCTGCAGATGCAGGAGAACCTGATACAGGTTGGCTTCCGGGAGGTGATGCAAGAACTCTTGGTTATGGTAACGGTAAGCCAGAGCAATGGTTTGACTCATTAGAATATATTCAAGTAGACTTTCCAGTTGCTAGTTATATTTACGGGTCAAAGAAGGCAGATAAAAAACTCGCATACACAGTCAATAAGTCAGCAGAGATAACAGTCTTGGACAATGACATAAAACAAATTGATAAAGACTTTGCTGAGATTAGAAAAAATCAGGAAGAGCTTTATAAAGATCTAAAGAGGAATTTAAAATGATTAAGATAGACATAAGCGTAGGTGATACAGTTTTAATGGGTAAATTTAAAAATAAAAAAGTTGTTGTTAAGTCAATAGGTAAAGATGAGTATGGAATGCCTACAATAAATGGAAGAGGAATAGTAAAATTCCGTCCTACAGAAATGCCAAGAGAACAAAGAGACAAAGCAATAGACAACATATTAGGCGAAATGGGCTAATGAACAAAGGTTATTTATCACAAAACGAATTTAAGACAGACTTGCCAGTATTAGACTGGGAGTGTCTTAGACTAGAAATAGAAAATTTTTATCATAATAACAAAAAGCTTTTTGATCAGCTTACACACGGTGAAGACTTAAGTGTTAAAGAAGCAGCACAAGAAGTTTTCTATAAGTTAATTACAGACTATGCAGAATTTAAGGACAAGCCGGAAGGTACAATGTTAAACTACACAATAGCGGAGGCATAATGCAGCTTAATTTGCCATTTAAATTTAATGAAGAAACAATGAATATTTCTTCTTTGCAATACGAAACTTATCCATATATAGTATCAACTAGTGGAGCAAAGACAATGTCTATTGAAGAGATTATTATGAGATTAGAAGCAGCATATGAAGAAAAAGATTGGGATGCTGTTGACTTATTATTACAAGACTTGAGAGCTTCGGAAGAAGAAATCGATCAATGGTCAATGACCTGGGATGACTAATGAAAAGGCTACAAAAACCAAAGATGTCTGATTTTCCGATTCCTACAACAAAGATTCACAAGACAAAAAAGAAAAAATCAAGACAACAAGAGAAAATAGAATTATCTAAAAATTACAATCTTAGTATTGATTAAAAAAAGTTACAAAAAAGCAAAAAAAGTCCTTTACTTTTACGCAAAAAAGTGTTAGATTTAAGTATTAAATAGGAGACTATAATATGCAAAACCTTAGCAAATATCTAATTGGAATAGCGTTCATAACAACTATGAATGGTTATGTTGCAACTAAGTTTATGAAAGCAAACAAAGACACGTATCACGAACATTACGAGTTTCTTGCAAATCAGAACAAAGAGCTATCTGATAGATTATCAGAATTTTATCAACACGGAATAAAAGTTGATGTAACAATGTATCAGCCAAATACAATACAATGTGATGACACACCAGATATAACAGCTGATGGCACTAAAATAAGGATACATCATGCATCTAGATATAAATTTGTTGCTCTTTCTCGTAACTTACTCGCAAGATGGGGAGGACCTTTTAATTATGGTGATTTTGTATTATTGAAAGGTACAGATGGAAAAGACGGCGTTTATCAAGTAAGAGATACAATGAATGCAAAGTGGGTTAATGTTGTAGACATATTAGAGTCTGAACATGTCAAACCGTATAAATTTACAGACGTAGACATTTTTAAATTAAACTGGACAAAGGAGAATGCATGAGAATAAGTGCAGAACAGATCGAATCAAATTGGTCTGAGTTACGTAAAATAATAAATGACACATTTGAAGGTGAGAGATTAGAAAAGATTAATGCACTTCATGATCATTTTGAAGAAAGAATGACACTAGCACCAGCATCTGGCAGAGCTTATTATCACAATGCTTTTCCAGGTGGTTATGTTGCACATGTCTTAAACATAATGCAATGGGCTCACAAATACTATAATTTATTTAAAGATCAGGGAATGTTCTTAGACGATATTACAGAAGAATCGGTTACATTTGCTGCAATGTTTCATGATCTTGGCAAGATAGGAAATATGGAAGATGACTATTACGTCACAAATACTGACGAATGGCGTGCAAAGAAATTACAAGAGCACTACAACCATAATCCTGCAATTCATTATATGACAGTTACTGATAGAGCTGTTTGGATTCTAAACCAATTTCAGATTTCAATGACAGAATCAGAGTATATTGGTATGAGGCTTGCAGATGGTTTATATAATGAACAAAACACATCTTACTTTTTTGAAGGTGCTGAATGGAAGGCAATGAAAACAAACTTACCACACATTGTATCTATGGCTGATATGTCAGCAGCAAGACAAGAGAAAGAAGAATTTATGTTATCTGGTGAATCTCGTATAGACTTTCCGAAGTATATGAAAGGTGAGACTAAAGAAGAAGAGCTAGTAAAGAATTTAGACACTGACAAATTAAAGGATCTGTTCTCATGATGCTAGAAATAATGTTGTGTACATTTATATTCACTACAATAGTATCAATCTATATAGTAGTTAATTTATATAAGAAATGTGACAAACTAGAACTGTGGACGGATGCAACTTATCAAATGATACAGGGCACATTAGCTGACTTTAGAAAAATCGATTCTACAGGTCACTTTGAGTCTGATGATGAGATAGGTGCGATATTTGAACAGATGAAAGAAACAATAAACCATTTAGAAAAAATAACAGAGGAAAATTAAAACATGCCACGCAAGAAATCAAAAACAAGAATGTATTTTACAGAAGAAACCGAAGCAGCAATTGTAGCTTATAATGCAACTGATTCGCATAGAGAAAGAAATATAATTTATAATGAGTCTCTTAGACAGCCTTTTGAAAAATTAGTTGAAAACATAATCCACACTTTTAAGTTTTATTACTTTGATTATCCTATTGAAAGTGTTAAGCATGATGTTATATCTTTTATGATAACAAGGCTTGACAAGTATAAGCAAGGAAAAGGCAAGGCATTTAGTTATTTTAGTGTTGTTGTTAAGAACTGGTTGATTTGCCACAATAATAACAATTATAAAAAGATGAAGACTCATAACGATGTCTTAGACCTTAAACACAAAGATGTAAAGAATACTTCTTACGATGACAACACAGTTAGATCTCAAGAAGAGAGAGAATTTTTTAAGTCTGTTATTGATTACTGGGAAGAAAATATTACAAAAGTATTTAAAAAAGAGCGTGATATTAAAATTGCGTGGTCCATTATAGAGCTTATGTCTCGTGTCGATGCAATTGAAATCTTTAACAAGAAGGCACTGTATATTTTATTAAGGGAAATATCAGGACATAGTACACAACATATTACTAGAGTACTTAATGTTATGAGAAGCCATTATAAGAACCTCTATACTAAATGGGACAAAGAAGGAGACATTGCACATCCTCCTGTTACAAAACGTACTATTTAGTAAGTTCTAGTATATTTATAGTCAAAGGACGTTCTAATGTCAGCTGACTATGAAATATTCAAAGGGACAACAGTATCAGATCTATTTAAAAAGATAGACGATAATTCAAAGCGAAATAAGATTCAGATAGAGTCACTTATACAGGAAATGATGACATTCATCAAAGATCCTCAAAGTGCACAAACTTTGTTTCCTATGATAAGTGATTTCATGGAAGCAAATGTAAGAAATGATGAATTGTTAGTTAAGCTAGCAGCAGTAGTACAAAGAGTTATGCAAACAGAAACAAAATCTGTAGAAAGTGATTTCGGTTTATCTGACAAAGAAAAAGAAGATATTATTAGTAAGCTAGAAGAAGCTACTGCTGGTATACAGAAAGAAGTAGACGATATCGCACTTGATATAACATAGAGGATAAATATGAGTGATTCTCACGAAACAGTCCTCATCGATAAATTACACAACTCACAAATCAGCATAGATCCAACAAATGATCTTCCTGACGAAAAGCGTGTAAGAGAAATCGTTGATGCCATTGTTCAAAATGAAAAGATAGTAACAGTTCAATCAATAATTGCTGAAGTTGTTGATGTTGTTATGGATGAAAATGATTTAGATGATGACGTAACACCACTTCACATTGGCTGTATAAAAGTAAACACAGGAAATGTACCGTTTCCTATACTCCCTAAAGACGATAGTGGCTGGGTATTTCCATTAGACTCTCAAGTAAAATGCTATCCTGTTCCTGGTGAATTAGTTGCCATTATAAATTATGGTGCACAAACATATTATTTTCAGCCGCTTAATATAAGAAATAGTGTTAACAATAATATAATGCTAGGATCAATGGCAACACAACAAGACGGAAAAGCAACAACAAAAAATATTAATGAATATGTAAAGAATTTTAAAAGACAAGTTGTAAATAGACCAGTTAAAAATTTTCCTGGAGACTGGGCAGTTAATGGTAGAAATGACCAGTCAATAAGGATAGGAACTGATGTAATTGCAGACACTGACAGTATTCCTAGTCCGGACAACGCTGTAATAAAGATGTCAATATCTTCTATAGAAGAAAATTCTAGAAATGCACTTCTACCAAGAAAAGAAAATATCAACCTGGATCCTGCTTCTTTATGGATGACTAGAAATGAAACTGTTAAGATTGATATTTCACCGAGTGCAGGTGAAACATTTACACCTTCTGAACTTAAGGGTTCACAAATAGTAGGTAATTCTGAACGGATTACTTTTAATACTAAGGGTGTGGGTGATAAAGGACAGATTAATTTATTCGCATCAAATACAGCAAATGTAATATCAAAAAACAATACGAATCTTGTTGGTAAGAATGTTTTGATAGGTGATGTAGAAGCAAATAATTTACAGCCGGCAGTATTAGGAGATAATTTAGTCACTCTGCTTCATCAGCTATTTCAGCAGCTAAATAGTTTTGCAACACAATTATCATCTGCAACAGGTGTAGGTAATATAGGTGGACCAGTTCCTCTACCTGCAATTATGGGAGCAGGTGCTGGGATGTCAGGATACGCCGGTACTGCTGGGCAGAAATCAGCACTAGAAAACTTACTATTGAGTAAAAATGTTAAAGTATCAAAAAGACCCAAAACAGGATTATAATGGCACTAGACTGTAACAACATTACATCACTAAAAAGAAATCTCTCACCAGGGGCAACATTATTACTAGGCGATCAGATTGTAGATGGTGATGCTATTTTTCAAGGCGGAGAGTCTAGCACTACTGGAGTGAGTGAAGAAGAATTATTACAAAATCAAGCTGCTGCTGAAGTTTATGACATCGAGCTTACAACTACCTCAGCTTTCAATACAGGTGATACATTAGGAGCTGGAGATTATATAACAGAAGAAGGTTTTATAGCGGGGCCTAATGGTATTGAGGTCATCCACTCTGGATATGGAGGTGATGCAAGAATATTTGCTGAAGGAACTTCATTAGATGTAGGAGATATTGTAGTTAATGGAAAAGTAATAGATCCTGATGGTAATATTTTAGATGCTCCTGTCTCTATAGATAGAGAAGGTTACAAGATTGGAGAAGGCGGAGGAATTGTTACACCTGGTGGTGCTGATTCTGATGATGCTTATTGCAGTCTTCAAGAGTTGGCAGGAAAGCCACAAAAAGGTGATAGGTTAGATGATCTTGCAGCAAAACTAGATTTTGACGTTAACATTCCTGGTCTATCTGGTGACTGGTGGGTGAAGATACAGAAAAAGATAAATGCACTTACAATGATGCAGGGGAAGTTTCTTTCAAAGACACAAAACCTAATTACACTTATGGAGATGGAGCCTGATAAGGCTTGTGATCTCATACCAGATGTTAACAAGCTAGTTAAGATTATGAACAAGGTCTTAAAGACTATTAGCAAGATTAATAAAATTTTAAAGAAAATAAACAAGACAATTAAGAAAATTAAAAAAGTAGTAAAGTTAATTTTAAAACTCATAAAACCTCTAAGAGTAGTACAAGCAATCTTGTTTATGATACAGATGATAGAAGGCATTCCAATAATGATTGATGCTGCTGTAAAGAATATGACAATGACACAAAAAGTACTACCACAGTTAATTGCACTTTTGCAAAAGATAGTTGCACAGTGCGCAATGAATAGAGGTGCAGAAGCAGGCCTATCTAAAGAGCAGTGTGAAAAGCTTGGTGGTGTTTATGTTGATAGAGCACTAGGAGATTTAGGTGATGCTGGTTCGCTAGACGGAGCACCTGGTTTGCCTGATCCAAATGCAGACTTAGACAATTTACTAGATGATTTAAATGAAGGAGATGATGGAGACAATTTATACTTCCCTCCTAATATGGGCCTTAATCCTGGTGATACACTAATTGATGGAATTGCTTTAGGAGATGGAGGAGAAACTTTACAAGCTCCAGCAACAGTACCAGCAACTGGTAACTGGGTGATGGGAGAAGATGGAGGTGCAGGAGTTTCTGAAAATGGAATACTTAGTGAAGAAGAAATTGATGCAATATTAGACTCACAAATTTTAGATCTGTCAGAATGTATGACAGAATTAGATGATATGTTAAAAACAACAAGCTATAGATAAAGGTAAGCAAAATGAATAAAAAACAAATAACGACACTAAAAAAATTGATAAAAGAAATGGTGTCTAAAGAAGTTGCTAAACAAATGCAAATTGTAATATCAGAAATAACAAACCCACCAGTAAAGAATACTGTAAGTGAACTCATGGCAGATGAAATTAGTTCAGGGCCAAAGACTAACTTAAATGTAAAAGATCCCGTTCTTAATAAGATATTAAATGAGACAGAAGGCGGAATCGGTGGCGGTCAAGAAGCATATCCAACAATGGGTGGAGGTGCTTATACTTCTGATAGAATGACAGAAGTCGCAGGTGTTACACCAGCAGGACAACCTACAGGTGCTATGCCAGATTTTATGCAAAAAGCAATGAGTGGTCATTCAGCAAAAGTTGTTAAAGCAATAGAAAAGAAACATGGCTCTAGATAAAAAACGATTAGTAAGAAATATTGCAAAGATAGAGAACGATAAGACAGCGAAAAATACGTTTCTCAAGACAAAGCCTAAAATTCAGGAGATGAAAGAGAACGTAGAAGAAGCTTCAAAGTTGGCCAATGCAATACACGATTATGTCGCCAGAGCAGAAGTTGAACAAGTAGGTGATGGAGGATTTAAAACTCTCCCTGGAGGAATAAGAATTCCTCAACCTGGCAATAGGAACTCTCTAAAAATAACTCCGCTCATTGAAAAAAATAGTCTTCAATGGATTGCAGATGATATACAACAATTGTTAGGAATATTAGCACCGACCATTCAGCAACAAGCTGCTCTAGATAATATGAAACAAGGATTAGAGCTTGGTATTGTGACTACAAATGCAGGAATACGATATTTAACTACAAGGAGAAGAGCATCTCAGCTTGGTGGCTCCTTTCAGCCAGTATCAGATAACTTGGCTAAAGAATTAAAAAAGAATGCAGGCAAAGGTAGATTAAAATAATGGCAATCGAAGATTACAGAAACGCCTCAGCAAGATCAAGAGATAATGATCCTGATGCTAGGATTGGTTTAACACTGCCGATTAGAAGTGGACAAAATGGATTTTTTAAATCCTCTTCTACGTTGTTAGAGCAAACAAAGACTAACTTAAAAAATTTATTGTTAACTGTTAAGGGTGAGAGATTAGCTCAGCCAGAATTTGGAAGCAATATATTTAATTTATTGTTTGAAAACTTTGAGCCTGGTCTTGAAAAGAAATTAGAAGAAAGCATAAAGTCAACTGTTGCACACTGGTTGCCACATGTAATTATAAAGACACTTATTATTGATGCTCAAGACGATCAAAATACTGTTGGAATATCTATAGGGTTTGCTGTTAAGACAGATCCTAATTCTACAGAATCTGTGTCATTGACACTAGCAAGAGGAGGATAAGAATGGCTAGCACTAAAATAATGCCAAAACCGGTAAATTATCTCAATAAAAACTTTAATAACTTTAAAGCAGATTTAATTGAGTATGCAAAGACATACTTTCCTCAAAGTTATGCAGACTTTAATGAAGCATCTCCTGGAATGATGTTTATTGAGATGGCATCTTACGTAGGTGATGTTCTATCATTTTATATAGATGAACAATTTCGTGAATCACTACTTGCCTATGCAGAAGAAAGAAAAACAGTATTTGATATAGCACAATCTTACGGATACAAACCAACAATAGCAACACCTTCAACTGCAAATTTAGATGTTTATCAGACTGTACCAGCGACAGGAGCAGGAGATAACGTAGCACCAAATTACAATTATGCTTATACAGTGAAGGCTGGAAGTGTTGTAGAAGCATCGGACTATGGAAAAACATTTAGGACATTAGATGATGTAGACTTTAGCCATTCTAGTTCTATGGACCCAACAACATCAGAAATTTATGAAGTAAACAATAACGGTGCACCAACAAAATTTTTACTTAAAAAATCTTGCAAAGCTGTAAGTGGTACAATAACAACAGAAAAATTTACATTTACAAATGCAGTTGCTTATGATAAAGTTACTTTAGGACAAAAAGGTGTTTTAGAAGTTATCAGCGTATTAGATTCTGATAACGGGAAATACTATGAAGTTGAATCACTTGCACAAGATTTAGTATTTGATGATGTAGCAAACACTGCAGAATTTGATCCTAATCTTGCAGGATTTAATGAAACTACACCTTACATATTAAAAGTTTTGAGGACACAAAAAAGATTCAAGACAAAAGTTAATACTGATGGTAAGTTAGAATTGTGTTTTGGTTCAGGAACTTCTTCGCAACCAGATGAAGAGATAATTCCTAATCCCTCCACAGTAGGAAATAATTTTACCAATACAAACTTTTTAAATAACAATAGTGCATTAGACCCTGCCAACTTTTTAAATACAGCAGTCTATGGTCAAGCACCTGCAAATACAACACTGACTATAAAATATTCTTATGGTGGCGGTGTTGAGGCAAACGTACCTGCTGGCACAATAACTTCAAAAAGAGGTTTAGAACTATCAATAGCATCTTCAGCATTAGATGCATCAATATTGTCTGAAACAAAAGATTCTATAGCAGTTACAAATCCTATACCTGCAACAGGTGGAAGAGGAGAAGAATCTTTAACAGAAATAAAAGAAAATACAAAAGCATATTTTCAAGCACAAAATAGATCTGTATCAAAAGAAGACTATATTACAAGAGTATATAACTTACCTGCAAAATATGGTAATGTGCAAAAGATTTATATTAATCAAGATGACCAGCTACAAACTGGCGAAGGAATAATACAAGACGGTATTATCAACATGGAAACATTAGAAAAATTAGGTGGAGAAGTTTCTATTGCAGAATTATTAGGTGAAGGTGATAGGGTGCGGAATCCAATGGCACTTAATTTCTACGTACTAGGATATGACAGTGATAAAAAACTAGTCAAGGTAAATGAAGCAACCAAGAGAAATATTAGGACTTACTTAGGTCCTTACAGAATCTTGACTGATGCTATAAATCTTAAAGATGCATACATGATCAATATATCGGTTAGGTTTGCTATCTACGCGAAGAAGGGATACAATAAAAACGAGGTATTATTAAATTGTATTCAAAAAGTAAAAGATCATTTTGATATAGATAAATGGCAAATCAATCAGCCAATAATTTTACAAGACGTTGCTTATCAAATATCATTGGTAGAGGGTGTTAATAATGTTGTGCCTCCAATTGACAACAATCCAAATAAAGATACAATAATAATTCAAAATAAATTTAAAGAAGAATTAGGATATTCAGGGAATGTTTATGACATACAAGCGGCAACTGTTAAAGATATTATCTATCCTTCACTAGATCCTTCTATTTTTGAAGTACGTCTTCCTGATTCAGATATTATTGGTAAAGTGCTAGGAGATTATTAATGGCTCATCATTTTATATTTGCAGAAAAAGATACTACACTAATTAGAGGCAATGATATTGCTGGAACAGGAAGTGCTAAGAATCTTGGTAAAGACGAGATCTTAGAAGTAGGCAAGAACTTCCAAGAAAATTCTACTGCATTTAATAGCATTGCAAGATCTCTAGTTTATTTTGATATATCTGAACTATCTTCATCTGTTGTTGATGGCTCTATTGGAACAGATGCTAAATTTTATTTAAACTTATATGATGCAGGAGCAATTGAGATAGAAGATGATACAGTAATGCATGCTTATGCAGTATCACAAAGCTGGACAGAAGGAACAGGAAAATTTACTGACTTTCCACAGTCAACAAATGGTGCAAGCTGGAAATATAGAAATGCTAGTACTGCATCTACGTGGGCTTCTGCCAATTCAAGTTTAGGTGGTACATATTATGAAGCATCATCTAGCTCTTACACATTTAATAAAAATACAAAGATAGATCCAAGATTTGACGTAACAGAAATTGTCAACGGTTGGATAAGCGGAAGTATTAAAGAAAATAGTGGGTTCTTATTAAAGAGAACTGATGGTGAAGAGGTGAGCACTTCTGGATCTGGAATGTTTAAGTTCTTTTCTTCCGATACACATACAGTATTTCCACCAAAGCTTGAAGTTGTTTGGGATGACGCAACATGGGTGACAGGCTCATTAGATGGCTTGACAGGTACACAGCTGGATAACTTAAAGATTACAGTTAAAAATTTAAAGCATGAATACAAAAGAGGAGCGCTAGAAAAAGTTAGAGTTGTTGGTAGAGAGCTATATCCGGCAAAAACATTCTCTACAACATCTTCTTATTTAGATGTCGCTTATATGCCCAGTGCTTCATCATATTTTTCAATAGTTGATGATAAGACAGCAGACGTTATTATACCCTTCGGAACAGGATCTAAAATAAGCTGTGATGCTGAGGGCAACTTCTTTAAATTAAGAACTTCTAGTTTACAGCCAGAGAGATTTTATAAGATTCAATTTATGATTGAAAGTGGTTCAGGTATTAACAAAACTACACAATACATAGATGATGATCATCAGTTTAAAGTTGTAAGATAATGCCAAATAAAGCAGCAAAAACAAGAAAACAGCAAAGAGCACGTGTTAATAAACAACTTCAAAAACAAGGAAGGACTGCAAAACAATATAAGAAGTGGCTAGCTAAAGAGCCAAAAAATCAAACACCAGCATACGGAAGAAGATAATGCCTTACTCAAAAAAAGAATTAGAAGCTAATGAACACTACACCTCTCTTAAAGAAAGAGACGAACAAAAATATTCTACAGGTTATGGCAGTGTCCAAGTGCAGTGGACAAATTTAGGCGGACAATATTTTGATTCTTTAAGAAATAGTCAAGGAGTAGTCCAACTATACGAAACAATAGACACAGGAGAATCAATGCCAGAGGCACATCAAAGTATGTATGTCGATATTTATAGAAGAAGGTATCGCACAAAAGCAGATACTACAGATATTTTTGATAGAGAATTTAAAGAGTTATAGAGAGCAAAATGGCAATCAAAAAAAAGAAAAAAGGCACAGGCAAAGGATTTAAAAAGAAAAGCGCCGGCTCTAAGCCAATTAAGCTTGGATCTCCTGGCGGTAAGCTTGGACAGATTTCTGATCCTGTAATAAGTGATTTATCGATAAAGTCAAATGAGGCTGCTTCTATAAACTCACCAAAAATAACAGGTACAAGCACAACAGTACAAGCTTCTCAGATGATAGCTTCTGGTGGAGCACCAAGCCCAGCCAGTATTTCTAATACACAGCAAAATGCCTCTGTTCAACCTGCTCCTCCAGCTGCTAGTCCTGAACCATTAGTCGGTTTAATAGACCAAAAAGCTAATAGGCAAATAGACATACCACAAGACATATACAATCTTGTAAGGCTTCCAGATGTAAATGACTTCAAGCCTTATAGGGACACTAGCTATTATACACAACTTACAGGCTATGATTACAAAAGTGACAAATGGCCTGATTTATACTTTGGCGGATCAGATGCTGATATTATTAAAGTTTGTGTTTACGGAAGTGATGGCGGAAAGATTGCTACTGAGTATTTAACAAAAAATAAAATAGATACGTATATTGCTAGTGCAATTAAAGGTTCTCCAGCTGTTGTTAAAATAGATACAGGAAAAATTTTAAGAGACTTAGGTTATAGAAGAGGAAGGTTTGAAGTAAAATTTGAATTTATGAGACTTTCTGCAGGTGGTCCATTTCCTGTATTAGTTAACGGAAAAGAAAAGATTTATAGAGGAAACTTTGAACAAGGTGACCAGCAGTATTTTTATGCATCTTCTGATGATCCTAATTCAGAGACAATAGAAGGTGACAAACTTTATGTAAAAGAAAACAAATACATAATTACAAAAATTTCAGGTGATAGAACAGAAGCTATTATTGCTCCTGCCTTTATCGATGACGAACAATATTTAGAAAGCTTTAGACTAGCAGCTTATAATTGTATTAACTGGTTTCCAGAAGATCCTGCTCCTCCTGCAGTATTTGTAGATCCTGCAACAAACGTAATTTCTTTTAACACACCTGAAAATCTCCCAACAGGATTTATGAATGGCACAATTCGTATTGCAAATGCATACTTTATGGGAAAGAGAATTGTAGATGAAGAAAGAGATCAACTAGAATTTGAACCTATAATCGAAACACAGACTTTAAATCCTAACTTTTTAATTGGTAGAACTCTTGATACAAAGTTTGGTTGGGTCGGTGGAGGGCCGTGGCCAAACGCATCAGCTGTTAATATTTCTGTTGAAGATCCTGTAGAGATCGGCGATAAGAGAGCTTTAAGGCTTGATAATGTAATAGATCCAAATCCTTCAGGACAATTTGCTGTTAAGGCAACATTACAAAACACATTAAACTTTGAACAAGAGTATTTAAATACTCCTACAGTAGACGGAGGAGCTGCTTCATCAGCAGGAAATCCGAGGTCTATTGGCGCAATTATGCGAACAAATTTAATTATTAACACATCACCTTATGTTCCAATGCCTATTGTAGTAGAAGGCACACAAATGACTTTTAGTGTCTACGTTAAAGCAGAAGAAGGTGAAAGACTAAGCCTTATGGCACATGCAGACCCATGGGCAGATAATGGAACAACAATTTATAGCCCAACAACAGTATCTAATGGCGACTGGCAAAGACTTACATTAACATATACACTTACAAATACTGCTGGGATAAATAAGCTTTTATTTAGAATTAGATGGGAACCTGGTTATGATGATAGCAACAATTTAAGATGGGATCCTTCAAATCAGTCAAGTGTTGAACAACATCACGTATCATTTGCAGGAGCACAAGTTGAACTAGGCCCTGAAGCAACAGACTTCCACAGGGTGGGACCTGGCAATGACACTACAATTGATGTTGGTACAGAAAATATTATAAAATTCGCAGATCCAGATGGCAAAATTTTAATTGGTGATTTAGCACCAGGCGAAGAGTTTACTCCAAATATGATTGGTGGAAAATTAATCGTTAACGATGCACATGCAATACTAGATTTATCAGAAACATTATTAATAAATGAAATTGACAGTGATTCTGTTTTTGAATGGGACATACAACCTTCAGATGGTGCAACAGGAAATCCAAGAACTGGTGGAATGTTATCTAAAGTAAATGCTTACGCTATTGAAAAAATAGATGAGGGTGGCGATCCTATATTATATCCTATACTAGATGAAGGATTAAATTCACAAGCAATAGAAGTATCAGATCAGTTTGGTATATCAACATTTTCTAGAGGATACAATGCTCTTTACTGGTCTAGAAAATATGCAGGTACAGCTGATTTTGGTTATCATGCACAATGGGTTGCAGAAAAAGGGATCGATGGTGGTGTTGCTATGTGGTTTCCAGACTTAAATTATCAAGACTATATTTATGATGATATTGTTGCTGCAAGAATTGAAGCAGGCCCAACAGACAGAAATTTTGAAGTACCTTCAGTTGAAGAGTTTGCAGATAAAAATAATTACGCTCATAGATTTATGCAAATATCTACTCCTGAAGAAGATGTTGAGAGAATTGGAACAAATTTTAAATCAATAGGTGCATTAGCATCTTATGGTGTAAGAGTAGGAGATAGGATAAAAGTTAGCTGGATGCAAAAATCAGATCCAATTGACTTTGAAGATGGGGGTAGAAAAGGTGCATGGGTAACTGTTAATCACTGGGCACAGTCAGAAATATCACCTCCTGACGTACCTGTTATTACAGAAGAAGATAGATTTTATGAAGACGAAGCATTTCACTTATATTACGGTGGTGTACAAGGTGAATTTGGTGCATATGATCCTTATGTAGAATTAGATGGCCTAAGAATAAACTCAGCTCCTAGTTTACCACCAGGGAATAATGAAATAGCTATAGAAAACTTTTTAAATCTTTACGCAATAGACAGACCTCAAGCAGAAGGAGCAGGTGGTTATGTCTACAATCAAGAAGGCGAGCTAATAGAATCAGAGGCATTTAAATGGTATTGGTTGAGTACTGGTGGATCAAATAATGATGAAAGTTTTAGTGATGATGATATTGAAGACGATCCGTTAGTTGGTAGGTGGACATGTAAGCGTTTATCTGAAGTTATTTATCCTGGCGATTCTGAAATGGTGTTAAATCAGTACAGAGTAAAAGGTAACATACAAGGAAGATCTGCTCTACTAGACATTAATGAATATCCAAGTTACGATAGCTTTCCAACAAATAGAAATATTTCATCAGACGGTGTTTACAAATGGAATGGAGAAAGCTGGGTTTTTGCAACAGATGGTGGACAATTAGACTGGAACTCTGTATTAGAGATAGAAGGTGATGATGCTACACTTTATAAGAGAACTAGAAGGCTAGAAGCATTTAATTCTGGTCCGGTTTCTACAGGGCACATTTATTGTAACGAGTTCAATCAGTGGGAACATGCAGCATTTGAATTTGAGATAACAGAATTTTGGGCTTTAGAAAGACCAGTAATGCTAGATGTTAGAGGACACTATGGATCTTTTGGTAATTTATATGTAGACAAATTAAAAATGGAAGTAATTAAGACTTCTATGGAAAGGCCTGAGATAACTGAGAATGCAGTACTAGGCCCACTAGAATTTAATATTGTTAATGTAATAGATACTGATAAGATAGAAGTTGATCATAACTATGTTGCTGCTTCTAGTGAACAGGGTGGATTAACATCTTCGATAGGGAAAAACAAATATTCTACTTTTGATAAAGGATTTGTTATTGATTACATTACACAAGAGCAAGGATCAGAAGATATTTTTGCCAGATATGAATCAAAAATTTTAGACGTAATTAATGATCAAGACTCACAAAAACAAATAGTTGTAGAAAAAACATACGAAGAGTATGGAGAAGAAATTGGTGCTGTAATGTCAGGTGCTGATTCTATCAACGTATTGAGTGCAAACTTTAACGACTATTTTATTAGATATAGAATGAAAGATGCAGATAATTTGTACACATATCTAATAACAGGCGATGATTCTAAGTCTTTGATAACAAACTTTAAGCCTGTGAATGTTGAAGATTACCCTGGTGCTATAGCATATAAATTTATGGCACCGCTCCCACCAGAAATCGCATTATTAGATATGGCTTTTATTGCTGAAGAAGCAACACCTACACTGGTGGAGAAATTTGACCTTATACCTTTTATAGAAGAAAAAATTCCACCTACAGTTTTAAGACAGCCAAACTGGGATGATGTTGATAAGCCTATAAGAGACAGGCAAACAAAATATCAATCACATACAGATCTTGTTGGTACTAATGTAGATGTAAGAAAACAAATAGAAGATAGAGTTTTAAGTGGAAGTTTAGAGACAGCAAAAATAAATGTTGATTATAGTCAGTTTAAAAACTTTTCACACTTTGGATCAGTAGAAAAGAAACTAAATAATTTTAGAAATAAATTATACGCAATAGAAACTTATGCAGCAAACAGTGCATCATTATTAGGAACAGGAACTTCACAAGGATATTTAGGAAACGCTGCTGGTGAATTAGTAAGCGGATCTTCAGATGATGTATTGAAGTGGGAACAGGAAGCTAGAAAAGTTATAAACGGATTTGATGAATTTGAAAACTACATGTACAACAAAAGCTCTTCTTACTCATCAGGATCAAACGGTGTTTTTTATGACAATGCACTTCCAAAGTATGCAGCTGCTGGTACATTATCAGATCCTTTTATTCCTTACTCTACAACCAGTTCAAGGTTTACAACTTGGTATACTACACAACAAGCTAGTGCTTCTCTATATGATAGGGGTAATGCAAACAGATTAATTAATTTAATGCCAGAACATATTACATCTGATTATGAAAACGAAGAGTTTTTAAATTTTATGGATATGATAGGACACCATTATGATATAATATGGACTTACGTAAAGTCACTAACAGATGTACATGATAGATCTGAAGACATTACAAAGGGTATATCAGCAGGACTTGTAGAGCCTGTTGCGGAATCTTTAGGATTTCCTATGATCGAAGGTCGTGATATGGTTTCACTTCCTCAGTATCATCTAGGTCTTGCAGAATCACCAACAGAAAAAGGTGTTTACAATGTAAGGTATACACAGAAATCACAGAAAGATGTTACAAGAGAAATATGGAATAGAATACTAGCAACTATGCCTTACATGTTAAAAACAAAAGGGACAAAACAATCCCTAAAGGCATTAATAGCCGCTTATGGAATACCAACATCTATTTTAAGAATACAAGAATATGGTGGACCTAGACCTCAAGCTGATCAGAATGATTTTGACATAAAACAAAAATTTACAAAAGCACTAGATTTTAATTCAAGTCAATATGTGTCAACATCTTGGAATCATGCACAACATACAACACCATTTGCACAATACGCAAGAACAAATGACACAATAGAATTTAGGTTCAAAGCAGCATCTGAAGAAACTATGCAAATAGCAACAAAAGTTAGTGCTTCAGGTGACAGAATGGCAACAATACAGTTGGTAAACGATGGTGGTGCTGATGGAAGAGGAAAATTAAAATTTGAATTAGAAGGAAAAGAAGGCGGTGGTAGAATATCACAAAGTATAGAATTGCCTTCACATGCAGTCTATAATGGTGAATTCTGGTCAGCGATGGTTAGAAGAAGAACACACCACTTAACATCTTCTATTAGTGGAAGCTGGTATGATATGGCACTTCCTTCTGACTTACACACATCACAAAGTTTTGACTTGTTCTTAGGATATTATGATGCAGGCATTGACAAAGTAATTGTTGCAGAGTCAGGAAGCATGACAGTAGAACATGAATTCTTGACAGAGGCATTTGCTAGAACAGGATCTCATCATGCTATACTTGCAAATCCAACTGACATGTGGCAGTGGGGTGGTTCAACAACAGATGCACATACTGGTAGTTTTGGTAGTCCATTTTCTGGTTCTATGATGGAAGTAAGATATTGGTCTACTCCTCTAAAGGCAGATGCCTGGTTAAATCACGTAGGTGCTCCAAAAGCAGTTAATGGAAATCATGAGAGTTCATCATATTTTGATATGAGTGCAAGATTTAGTTTTGATGATAATATAAACTTAAATGATTCTCCGAACGGAATAAAAGATTATACATTTACAGATGGACAATTAATTGCTACTGCATCTGGATTCCCTGACACAATTAATTTTAGCAGTGTTTCTGATAGACAGAATGCATTTGTACCAAAGATAGGATTTACAAAACAAGCAAATAAACTAAGAATAGAAGCCAATACACTAAAACAGCCTGATGGAAGTCCTGGACTTTTAAGTCCGACAGAAAGAGTTGAAATAAGCTCTTACGATAATGCTGGTTTAGACTCCAATAAATTAGGTGTGTTTTTTGCACCTTCTGATGTTATAAATGAAGATATTATGTTATCTTTAGCAGACTTAGACTTTAGCAAATATCTTGGTGATCCTAGAGACATGTACAATGACAGATATTCATTTGGTGATTTGGATGGAATATCAGACACTTACTGGAAGAAGTGGACTACAAAACAAGGTTTCTGGGATTACATGAAACTTATAAAATACTATGACTTAAGTTTATTTGATCATATAAGAAGGCTATCACCTGCAAGAGCAAGAAAAAATATTGGTATACTGATAGAATCACACATATTAGAAAGACCAAAAATACCTGTAGGGGCACCGCCTGTATTTGATGACATTATTAAACGTGCTGAGATCGATGCAAAATATGCAGAACCAACATCTTCTAATGATTTCAGAACTGCAGAGGTTAGTATAACACCGGTTCCTGCTACTTCATCTAATGAGTTTAGAACTGCAACAGTTACTGATACAAACTTAAGCAACAGTATAACATCTTCAAATGTAGGTGATTATTCTACAATTGCTCTAGGACAAACAGGATCAATAAAAGCATCAAGAGATGAATTTGATACTGCAACTTTTGATTCTGAACTACGTGGTAATGCTCAATCATTCACACTTAAGAGTTTTGATGTTGATGTTTTACAAACACCTGGATCACCAGAGACAGACTATAGTGGATCACAAGTTTATTTTGCTGGTGGTGGATCTGACGTATTGTTTGAGATACTACAACCTATGGTCACTGGTTCTAGAATTGCTAGATTTAATCAAGAGAGAGTTTTCTTTTATGGATCTAATATAAGTGCATCAAAAGATTTACCAAATTCATCATCATTACATCCTACAGATGTTGAATCATTGTTTACAACGCATACAGGCCTATCAAATCTTGCATATAATGGATGTAAAAACACTGGATTAAACCAACCGGATGGAACAGACAAGGCAGTTGAAATATTTGATGTCAATCCTTACGCAGTTACTGTTGATAAAAACATCGATTCCAACCTGGATGTTGATCTGATAAATGAATAATTAATTAAAAGAAAAGTAAGTGATATTTATTCTAAATGTTTCTATATTACTTTAAAATTAGGAGTTAATAAACATGGGATACCTTAATAACGCGACAACAGTATTAGACGCAGTCTTAACAAAGAAAGGGCGTGAATTACTAGCTCGTGGCCAGAACGAATTTCAAATAACAAAATTCGCACTAGCAGATGACGAAGTAGACTATTCATTATGGGATGAAACAAATCCATTAGGAACAGATTACTACGGATCAGTAATAGAAAATTTGCCATTGCTAGAACCAACTTCAAACGCTAACACTGTTATGAGATATAAGTTAGTTACTAGAGATGTTGGAACTAATAAGATGGCTATCATTGATAACTTAGGTGACGGTAACGAGACTGTTGTTTATGGTAATGTTAATGGTGCAGGTAACGGTAGGACAGTAACACCAGAAACCAAAAACGTTCAGGGAATACAAGTTGATCCTAACGGTTACTCGTTTACCATACTAAATTCTTCTATTGCATTTTTGACAAGTGATTCTGGCGTTGTACCTAGCGGTATAAACTACGAAACTAGTGAACAAAGCATGAGTCAAACTGTTTATGGTTATTCTTGCACTATTAAATCAAAAGCTATTCTAGAATCACAGCACGGTGCTACAACATCTGTTATTGTGACTGGTCTAACTTATGGTGCAACTAAAGCTGTAACAGTAACAGTAAATTATTTAGACGAAACTTAATATTCGTCAATTACATACAAGGACTTTAAATGGCATTTTTAGATAGATCATCTCTAATAGTAGACGCTGTCCTTACTAATAAGGGCAGAGAAAGATTATCCTCGAATTCATTTGAGATAACAAAGTTTGCTTTAGGTGATGATGAAGTTGATTACAGCCTTTATAATGAGGCAAACACTAATGGACCAAACTACTACGGTGTTGCAATAGAAAATATGCCTATATTAGAGGCAACAACAAAAGCAGATACTGCTCTAAAATTTAAATTGATCACTCTTCCACCAGGAACTGTAGAAACTCCACAAGTTGATTTAGGTATTCCAGCTAATGTTTCTATGACAGGTGAAGATGCTACAGTTTTTATTTCACCTAGCACACTTAATATGGGTGGTGAAGAAGAGGAGTACATATTTGAACTAGCAGATGATCTCCCTATTGAAATAGTAGTTGGACAATTTACTGCTCCTAAAAATGTACAGGATCCTGCAGATGTTGCCTTAGAGGATCCAAATTTAATTGTACCAGAAGGTTCACTAGGAGTTTTTGGTACTGCTATGCCGGGTGAGAGAGTTGTATTTCAATTAGATGATGTATTTGATGCATCTCCAGGTGATATACTTAGAATAAGCGGCAACTACTGGAAGACAAATAACGGTGAGTATCTTATTGAGAGAATTACAGAAGGTGGCAAAGGATACTCAGTTATGGCTAGAGGTAAATGGTCAAATAAAGAATACAGAAAATTTAAATACTCTATTTATAGAGGCCTAGTATCAGAAAAATTTAAAGAAGAAATACAGGGAAAACAACAAGGCATATTTAACGAACCTAATCCTGAAAAAGAAGTGGGTAAGGGTTTTAACATTAATCCAGGAGGAAAATAATGCCAGCAAAAGTAGGATACGGCGGTAAAGGAATGAAAGGCGGATTTAAATCAGCAATTTCAAAAAAAGCGCCTGCATCAGCTACAAAAACTGCAATTAAAAAGCAGAAGAAAAAAAGAAAAGCAAGATCGATTCCAGGTATAGTTAATAAAAAGATTCCTATAATACCAAGTATAAAGCCAACTAAACCACCGGCATTAGGAAAACCAAAAGGTTCACCTGTAACTATAACAGGAAGGTCAGCGACTTTAGTTTCTAAATTTGTTGATAAAGAACAAATAGTAGATTTGAAAATTACGGGTTTACAATCAGGTGTGACAAAAACAATTAAGGTCACAGTTTACCCAAAAACTTAGAATAATTATATTTATTACAGAATAGGAGAGCTAAGAAATGGCACAGCAAGAAGGTATATTTACAACATTCGACGATGACGATAAGGTAACTAGTCAGATTAGTATCGTCTCATCCGGCATGTGGTCCGGTGGGGTCGGTACTTTGACTGCATTCCATACGTCATCCACACAAAGTGGAAGTACAGGACAACACTACTTAGATGTTTATAACGGTATTGTTGGTACTGATGCAACTGCATCGGTTCAATTTTCTGTAGCATTTGGCCATTACGCTGGTTCTGGTTCAAAAGTAGGAGATGCAGATTACGCAGCATCAAAAGCAGTTTATAGACAGTTTAGAAATCTCTTACTACCACAAAATGAAGAGTTCTTTAACATAACAGGTGCAAGTGGTAATGCAACACAGTCATTAGCTATAGCAACTGTTTCAATGAATAGATCACGTCTTAAAGAAAAGATGGATCCAGGTAACTGGGAGTTACGTGTTTCTGGTTCTGACGGAAAGACTTATAAGCTTATTGATGATAGTGGTGCTACAAGCGATCCTACAGTCAAGAAGACAACAAGAGAATTCAATGTTATATCTGGTTCTATAGAATCTGGTACTGCTGTATCACCTTCAGGTGAGGTTAAGTATTATGGAAAATTCTATCCGGAGTCTGGCATTGTTATTGCAGACATAGCAACACTAGGTGGAGCTACTACTTTTGCTGGGTATAATATAACATCAACATCTGTTGATCGTAATAATACACAAAGACTTTATCAAGGAATCAGTGGATCTGGATACTTTGCTTCAAGGCGCGAAGAATCAATAAGATCTACGCATTACTTCTGTAGAGTAAAACACAGCATGTACAATCACTCTCAGAATCCTACGTACTTCACTGCTTCAACGAACGAACTTACAGTTCCTTCTTTTAGGACAGATCCGCAATCATATATTACAACAGTTGGTTTATACAATGATGCTAATGAGCTATTAGCTGTAGCAAAACTTTCTAGACCAATTTTAAAATCTACTAGTAGAGAGGCACTAATTAAAGTAAGATTAGACTTCTAAGCTTTATTGCTTAAACTAGGACAGTTTTAATTGTTGTAAAATATTTATTCTAAACAAGGATACGTATGTTTACGCCAATCAGAAAAGAAGACAAGCAGGTAACACCTTACACAATTCATAAAGAGTTTACTGTACAGAATTATGCTGGCATTAATACTGCTACTGATTTGGGTATTTTCCAAGCAGAAGCCATAACAGGTAGTTTACAAGGTTTTGCATCTAATGGAAGACCTGCATTTGAAACTAGTTCTGCACAGGTTAATACATTTGTAAGTGGTGGCAATACTTTTAATGTTTATAAAACACCGTTATATGAACAAATAAAACATAATTTTTTTGAATTTGCAAATCCTAATAATAGAGTTTCCTCACAGCCTCAGCCACAAAATGTATTAGATATATATTGTAGGCCGTGGGGACACCCTAAATCACATGAGACTGGTTCATTAACAACATTAAGTTTTGATGAAAAATCATACCATTGGCAAACACTAGGATTAAGAAAAATTTATAATAAAGCAAATGTTGTAAGTATCCCACAAAATTTATTTGGCGAAGGAATTAGATCGGGTTCTATTGAAATAACAGACTATTCTTCTGGTGATGCTTTGACTATAGTTGATGACGGCTATGGAAACTTGTATGACCAAGCATATGAAACAGAGTTTAATAACGGAAGACCAACAGCTGACGGCTCAGGTTCAGCATTAGGTGTGGTTTCTTATGAGTACGGCCTAGTAATGCTTTCAACAACTTCAAGTTATTATGAAGGAATTGCTAGCGGATCAGGTGCAACTGGCTGGAAATTAAAGTGGGAATCAACAAAAACTGTATATGAGCATGAATATCAGTGTATAATTCCTTCAGAAAAATATAATGCGTCAACAAATATAAGCACAACTTTTCAGAGGAGTGGAAGCATAACTATACCTTCATCGTCTGTCTCTAGTCTAGATTTATTAAGACAAGTAATGCCACCTGCAGAATCACAGTATAGTACAGGAAGTTCTATAAATGCTGCGACTACTACAGAAGGATTTGTAACACATTCATTTTTTGCACCTTATATTACAACAGTCGGATTGTATAACGATGCAGGAGACTTATTAGCAGTAGCAAAAACTTCAAGAGCGATTAGAAATGACCCTGAGATAGCTATGTCATTTGTTGTGCGATTTGATATTTAATATAAACGGAGAACCGCAATGTGTAATTGTAAAGATTGTAAATGTGAAGAATCTTGTGAATGTAAATGTTGTGTGTGTTAAGTAAGATAGGAGAAAACAGATGTTGAAGAAAATTATAATAGGCTTATTGTTAACCTCATCTTTGTTTAGTCAGATAAGTGATAATAACTTTTTTGTAAACTTTTTTAAGTATTCAACAGCTTATGCGAGTTTTAGTTTAAATGCACCAAGACACCAAGACGATAGATTTGCTATTGTTGGTGGTTTGTCTACAGGCGACCTAGTATTTGAAAGGTCTGAAAGAGAGTTGAAACCTGACTTTCAAAAATCATTTGGTATTAGGAAAATTGGTAGATTTAAATATGAACCCAAAAGAGGTGTTAGGAATGCAGGAAAAGGTGGAGAGTGGTATGATGGATCAGAACAAAATGCTAATGAAAGTGCTACATTTGGACCGGTTAAAGGTTGGGAATTTTTAGTTAAATGGTCAGAAGGTAGACAGTGGGGCAATGAATACTTAAATCAAGAATATTGGTTAAGGTATGTTGGCTCATGGTATGTTGCTAAAGTAGCTTGGACTGAGTTAGGCTTAGAAGAAATAAATTACGGTTCTGCAGACTTTAGGTTAAAAGCAAATGCTATTGATAATAAATTTAGTTTTAGCGCAGGTGTAAAACACAGACAGCATCCCGTATATGGATTTGATGCTGCAATTTTAGACACTACTTGGTATAGAGGACAATGGTGGAACTTTGCTGAAGATGCATTTGGAATAGATGATAATATGTGGTTTGATCCAACAATGCAAGATGAAGATGGGAACTGGTTAAAGCAACAACTATACGAATATGACCCTATTACAGGTGAGTTAAAAGAAATTGAAGGCGCTGGACCATTTTGGAATGAAGGTGGTGAGTATTGGGGACACGATTGGTTATGGAGAGATGCTGATGGCCGGATCTTCGCATATACAGATAGAGAATATTTCCTGTATCATTTCCCTGGTATGTTGGAAAAATACATCGATGGGAAAAAGAAAGATCTTGGATTTCAGCGAGAAACTTCTATAGTTTTAGGAGCTGACTTTTATCATTATTCCGATAATTGGTGGTTGCATGCTTGGGGTAATTGGATGCCGTATCATTATGGACACGACTTATATTCTTACCATAATGCAGATGCTTATGCTGAGCACAAAGAAGATAAAAAGAAGCCACACGAATTTATGTTTATGGAACCAATGTGGATGCAATGGCATGATTACGATTTTGGTGCGATATTTGGTGTTAAGATAAAGGACAATCTTGGAGTTTTCGCAGAAGGCAAATATTTATATTATTGGGAACGTCCTGCTTATGATATTAAGTTGGGCATAAATTATCAGTGGATGGGATTTTAAAATGAGAAGGTTAGTATTATTATTAAGTGCTGCTATGTTTTTACACTTTAGTTGTGAAGACAGTAGAGTAGAAGAGAAACTAGAAGAAAACATTGAGATGTGGGTAAATGGTTCAGAGTTTAATGTTCGTGAGTATTATGAAAGTATTACTACATACGGAGCTGCTGTTACACAAGAAGACGGATCTATAAAAAAGATATTTGTATTGCACTTTCAAAGAGAAGACGGAAGAGT